GCGACTCCGCCTCTTCGCGGGCCTGCCGCTCGTTCTGAGTCTCAGCCACGATTCCGCCTCCTCAGACGCCGATGTTGGTGAGCTTGACGGCCGCGCCGGGCTCCTGGATGACCGGGACCGTCTTGCGGCGGCCCTGCAGGTCCCAGGCGTCCTGCTCGTCCTTGCGGATGGCCTTGATCTGCACGGCCAGGTCGGAGACGGAGTAGCCCGTCGACCCGTCGACCTCGTCGGCCATGCCGCCCAGCTGCTGCGAGTCGAGCATGTAGGCGGTGGTGGCCGGCAGGTTCGGCGAGATGATCAGGTTCAGGCTGCCGAGCTTCTGCAGCTGCCCGGAGTAGACCGGGTTGTTCGTGTCCTCGCGGCGCAGCAGGTTCGTGATGCCGGTGTCGGTCAGCATGTAGGCGTACTGCACGTCGTTCACGACCAGCGTGTCGACGTTGTAGCCGAGGTTCAGCGCCATCACGATCGCCCGGGCCCGCATGATGTCCCGCAGGATCGTCGGGGTCGCGCCGGTCCACACGCCGCCACCGGTCGCTGTGACGTTGAACGCCTGCGTCACGGCCGACGCAATCGCCGACATGGTGATCGAGTCGACCTGCGAGATGATCGAGTTGACGACCTTCTGCATCGCCCGGTCGACCGCCGCGCCACCGTACTGGTTGCGGGCGATCTCCTCGTCCGTCAGCAGGACCTTCTGGCCCCACTTCTGGATCGCGGCGACCGCGGCCGTGCCGGTCGGCAGGCTCGCGTACGGGTACTCCGAGCCCGCGGCCACCGACTCGGCGGTCCGGTTGGAGACGAACGGCTCGGACTGCTCGTAGAGGACGGCACCGCCCTGCGAGCGGAACCGCTGGGTGAGCATCTGGTCCGAGACGAACCGCAGGTCGCGGTAGTCGCGCAGGCGCCGGTTGATCGCCTGCGGCGACTGCAGGAAACGACTGATCGACAGGGTGTCGCCCGAAAGGGTGGGCGCACCGGCCGGGTAAGAGCCAGGCATGGCCTATCTCCTTTCGGGTTAGTGACGGCCGACGAAGCGGACCTTGTTGGTCGACGTCGCCGTGGTGGTTGCGGTACCGATGAGCGTGCCCGCGGCGCTCGCCGCGGCGATCGACGTGGTTGCCGGGTCGACCTGCCCGGACGCTGCGGCCTGGACGCCGCCGCCCTGGGTGATGCCGTTGGCGCAGACGATCTCGTGCTCGATGCCGTCGATCGGCCAGATCGCCACGACCGCGCCGGAGGCGGCGTCCTGGGCGAACACGCCGCAGACGATGGTCGAGGCCGCGCCGGCCGTAGCCACCGTGCCCACACCGGACACCGCCGCGAGAGTCCCGCCGGTGACCGCGCCCGAGGTGGTCTTGGTGAAGGGTGTCTGACCGGCGGTGTACACCGGGGTGTAGTCAGCCACGACGGCCTCCGTTGGTCGGCGGGAACAGGCCCGCGTACTCGCGCTCGAACTCGCTGTCGCCGAGGTCGCCGCTGTAGCCGGCGGCGGCGATGGCGAGCGCCGAGTTCGGGGTCAGGCCCTCGATGAGCGTGCGGGTGCCGTCCGGGTCGGCGTCCCACAGCCGCGCGAACTGCTCCTTCTGCGAGGGGTAGAACTTCCCCTCGTGCACGGCCGAGGCCAGGATCGTGTCCCGCTCGCTGCGCTTCGTCTCGTCGACGAACGCGGACAGCCGCTTGATCGTGTTCTGGGTCTCCTCCCACACCGAGGAGGCCAGCACGACGGTCGTGCCGCTGGCCGCTACCGGCTGCGGCGCGGGGGCCGGGTCCGGCGCGGGCTGCGGCGCCGGGTCCGGGGTCGGGTCGGGAGCCGGCGACGGCGGCTCGGGCTGGGACGCGACGAGACCGGACGACGCAAGCACCGTCTTGACCTCGTCATCGGAGGCGTCGGCCGCAAGGCCCAGCGCCTCTCGGAGCTTGGCTGCGTCATGCATGCCCACGGCTCCCTTTCTGTCGGACGGAACTTGCGCCCCTTGCGGGGTCGTTTCGGGAATCGATGCGGCGATCCACTCGCCGCCGGAACTGGCCGCCGCGGCGGCCACGAGCTGCCGCAGGTCGGACAGGGACTTCAGGGCCGGCATGCCGGGCGGTGTGGCGCCGAGCAGCGCCAGCCGGGTCAGCACGAGGCCGTAGTCACGGCCGCCGTAGCTGATGCCGGTCACGCCCTCGATCGAGCGGTGCGGCCACCTCGAGGGCGCCGCGGCGTGCACCCAGTCGTCGAGCTCGACCAGGTCGCCGAGCAGGACGGCCCCTTGGGTGTCCTCGGCGTAGCGGACGTTGGTGAGCCAGCCGAACGCCGGGTCGCCGTCGAAGCGGGGATCCATGTGACCGAAGCCCAGCGGGATGCGCTGGCCGCCGGTCGAGGCGTGGAAGTCGGCGGCGTCCCGCAGCATCTGCGGGGTGAACTCGCGCTTGCCGGTGGACAACTGCCACGTGCCGGGGCGGGCGAGCTCGACGCCGAGAAGTTCAGCCATGGCGACCTCTCACTTGCCGGTGTTCTTGTGGTCGCCGGGCCAGTAGCCGTAGCGCTCGTGGAACCACTCGGCGGCGGTCCGTTTGGCCATCTCCGGCGACAGGTACTTGACGAGGTGGTGGTAAAGCTCCGTCCACGTCGACCACTTCGCCGCGCCCTCGCCGGTCAGCCAGTAGCGCTTGAGCTGCTCGCCGCCCGGGTGCGTATCGACCCCGGCGGCGGCCTGAACAGGCGCGTCGACGCCTGGAATCGGCGGCTGGACGGCCGGATTCGGCGCCGGAACGGGCTGCGGAGGCGTGACAGCGGTGGCCGCGTCGGCGGGCGGGAGGCCGTACTGCTGGCGGACGGACTGCCGCAGCGGATCGTCCGGGACGATCAGGCCGGCTTCCTCGAGCGCCTTCAGCGACGCCGCGGTGGCGGCCTGGCGGGAGCCGATCTCGTCGAAAACGACCCGCGGGGCAGGCTCGGTCGGCCCGAAATTGATGTCGACCAGGTCCTCGACGATGTGCTGGGTGGCGACGTCAGCGATCTGCTGGGCAAGGGTCTGCAGCGACAGGGTGAAGAAGTCGGCGAACGTCGTGCCGAGCGCCCAGCTGCCGGTCTGCGTGCCCAGGTTCAGGAAGTGCGCCAGCACCGCCCGGGCAATCTGCTCGTCGTGGTAGCGGATCGGGGTGTCAGCGTCCGGCAGCGTCCCCTCAACGCCGCGCAGCACCATGTCGGCGCCGTACGGGATGGCTGAGCCCGCGGACTCGCCCGCGCGCCAGGACTTGCTCATGGCCAGGCCGTACGACAGGTCCGCATCGCCCTCGGCGCCCTTGTACAGCGGAACGCCCATGCCGTTGCGCTCGACGGTCTGGGCCTGCACGCGCAGGAGCCGGTCCTTGATCAGCCAGTGCTTGTACGCCGGGCGCAGCAGCGACTGGCCGAGCCAGTTGCCGCCCTCCTTGTCGTGCACGTACGCGACGAGGCGCTCGACCGGAATGGGCTGCTGGGTGCCGCCGGCGGGCGGCGGCCACTGCTTGATGTAGACGAGGCCCCCGTCGGGGTTCACCTTGATCTCGGCGATGGTGCGCGGCATGCGCGGGCCGAGTTTGCGCAGGTGCGCCCGCCCGTCGTCGCCGATCCGGTAGACCTGCTCGAAGAACATGTGCCCGAACGGCAGCATCAGCAGCGCCTGCTGCAGGTGCTCGGACCAGGAGAACCGGTCCCGGGTGCGAGGGGACGGCTTCGGCTCTTTGCCGACCACCGGCATGCCGAGCTCGTCGGCGACGAACTGCGTAACGCGCGCCTTCGCGCCGGCCGGGTCGATCCGCCACGGCGTCCGCCGGACGGGCAGGGTGACGGCGCGCAGCACCGAGGCGACCTGCGCGTCCTGCCGCCGCATCTGGTCGTAGACCGTGACCGACTCCGGCCACCGCAGTTCCGGGGTCGTCTCGGTCTCGTCGAACGCCCAGAACGTCGAGGTGACGCTCGCGGCGTAGCCGATCTCGGCCTTCGGGGCGACAGTCACGGCACCCCCTCGGCGCTCAGAAACCGGCCCTGGCCAGGTCGGAAGTCTCGGATCGGGAAGCGGCGACGCTCGTCACCATCGGTGCGGG